TGATTTATAAGCTGTAGTATCATTATTAAATTCAATAACTGTTGGTATGCTGGGTGTTGCAGTTGAAACTGTACCAATACCAACGACATTATTAACACCATCAATTCTTAATAGATTTGAATTAGCACCATATAATGTAATTACATCTGTAGTAAATGATAATTTTGTATCAGTATCTCCAGAATGGACAATATCATCAGTTAATGTTAAGGTACCAGCAAGGTCAATATCATCATTAAAGTCAATTGTACTACCACCTGTAACTGAATTAAATGCATCAGCATATATAATCCCAGAAGCACTCAACGAACCATCAACTGTTAATCTGCTAGTACTAGCATTATAAAATATATTAGCATCAGTCTTAGGTAGCAAATTACCAGTAGCGCTCTCAAACATTCCAAGATAATTCTTTGAGTTTGTAGTATCAGCAACTACGATTGTTGTAGGAACAATAGCTGCTGTCCCATCAAAACTAACACCACCTATAGTCCTAGCTGTTTCTAATGCAGTCGCTGTATCAGCATTACCTGTTATGTCACCGGTCACATTACCAATAATCTGACCACTCGCACTTAAAGTACCAGTACTTGTAAGTGTTAATCTGTCACCCAATGTACCATTAGACATTGTCCTAAATACCATTCTACTATCTTCAGTAGTATTAGTAACATCGGTTATTGTAGTATATATCTGACCATAATCAGTAGCTGTACCGCCACTATCATTACCTGTAAAAATAATAGTACCTATAATATCATTATCAGCAGGTGATGCACTATCACGCCATAACTTCAAATCCGGAGACGCGGTGGCGCCAGCGTCAGTAGATGTGATTACAAAATTGTTTTCAGTAGCGGTTGTAGTAGATGTAACAGATGTGTTTAATGTAGTATGAGTACCATTAACTGTTAAATTACCAGGGAAACTAACATTACCAGAGCCATCAAAAGTAAGTACAGTATTAGCTCCACTATCCTTAACATCATTACCAGTTACTGTCAAGTCACCAGCAATAGAAACATCTGTAGTACTTAATGTAATTGCTGTACCACCGCTTGATTTAATATCATTACCCTGTACAGTTAAATCACCGGCGAGAGTAACATTACCAGCTGCACTAAGAACGCCTGCACTAGAGATTCGCGCTCTTTCAGTACCTCCAGTATAAAAGAATAATGAATCTTCATCTCCACCAGAGGTTAACTCAGCAAGAATTTTAGTATCTTGATCAACATCGATTACTCCACCTAGCCCTCTCCAGTTACTATTTGAATAACCTTCAAATTGACTAAGTGAAGTATTAAGACGAATGAGACCATCCTGAACAGTAGGTCGTTGTGCTGTAGTACCTACAGGTAACCGAATTGCTGTGTTGCCGGAAAATCCACCATCAACTCCTGATAAAGCAAATGCAGTTAAACTAGTTTTAAACGTACCAGCACCGCCAGTAATATTGCCGGCACCGCTTGTACCGACAACAAGACCATTTTTAACTTTAAAATCTGAACTGACCGTTGCCATATAATTATTTAATATCTAAACGATCTAGAAATTAAGTTATTGTATATAATTGGGATATTGAACTCACAAAATTAATAGTCTGAGAATGATTGTTAGTAGCTCGAAATTCTACATTATCTCCTTCAATCACTGCCGTATATGTAACTATTGAAGTACTTCCGATACCAACTGTTGCATATTCGCTCCACGACACAGTTGTACCATAACCATCATATCCTTGAATAAATAGTATCTCGCTCGTTTCCATAGAAGCAGAAGGTAAAGTACCTACACCGACGCTAACTGCTTGAATTACTATCTTACCGGATCTATATTGTGATGTAGGTATAGTAAAAATAGCTGCTGATGCTGATGATGTAATAGTAGCGCTCACTGCATCAAGTGTACCTAATCCAATAGTACCATCGTCGTTTGTAAAATTAATACCATCAGAGCTCAAACCGGCGACCAAAGTCATCGGCGAAGAGAAGGACGTTGCTCCTGCAACTGTTAAGGTCCCAGTAAGATCCATATCTGCAGGACTAAAGTTAACAACCGATAGAGACTCGGTACTTAAACTTGTTGTAAATTTACCAGCACCGCCAGTTATGTTGCCTTTCCCACCACCTGGCGCATTAACGACTAACCCGGTGGCGATTGTAAATTCTTTCTTTTGCGCCATATAAATATTTATTAATTAATATCCAGATAAATCACCATAATCTTTAATACTCCAGCCATGACTATTAGTTAACAGATCAAATACAAAATCATCAGTCATGGGTTTATTATAATCTAACTCGTAGATCTGTATATTACTATCCAATGAATATTCACAATCAGCTATTCCAATCCCTATAAAATTTTTAACAGCATGATTTAAAGTAGGGTATGTAATTAATAATAAATCACCTCTGTTTAACTCTCCTTTTAAAATAGCTATTTCTCTGTTGCTAACTTTCATAAGAGATGTTACAATTAAATTTTGAGGGAAATTATTCTCTGGTTCTCTTTGCTGATATTTTTTAATATTATTATACCAGAACTCTTCTGGAGTTTCACTCGAATCAAATCTTATCATTATATTCGCAGCTCAACTGTCTTCTCATGACCGACAATAACATTTGGATGAGCATATATATCAATATTTTTTTCTTTTAATTTAAGACATAATGTTACATCTTCCATAGAAAAATCTTTTGATGTTTTAATTTCTAAATACGTAGGTTCGAACCACGGGTATTGTAATTGTTCAAATACTCCATGTTTAAATAAAAGAAAACCAAAACCTACATATTCAACTTTAAACGGTATATATCTCGTACGTATATCTTCTTTATTTAAAAACTCAAAAGTTCCATATTTTTGAAAATAGTCTTCGTCCCAATATTCTACTGCAGCAAACTGTCTATCATTAGCCATGACATATAATCCTGACATTACATCAATATCCTCTTTATATACTAAATCAAAATCAGCCGGAGTAAACACTATATCATTATCAATCCATAAGACATAATCATATTCCATACCATTAAATGGTTGTTGACTAGAACCTTTAGTTGGCGACCCTAACATACATTTATTGCGCACTTCATATATATTACGTGAATACGCTCCGCTAAAATATACTGTAAATCCTATAGTATTTAAATGTTTAATTAAATAAGTTAAACATTTAATAAATTTTCCAGAGAAGCAATCACCCGGGCAACATATAATTATAGTTTTATTCATCTATCTTTATAAAATTAAAATTACCTCCTCGCAAATCAATTGTTTTATCTATTAATAAATCTATATTTTGTTCTTTTATACGATGACAAATATCAATATCAATAAACTGTTGTTCGGATCCTGACGTACTTACGTGCGGCCGAAACCAAGGATACTCCAATTCCTCGAAAACTCCATGTTGTATAAAAACAAAATCAAAGTCCAAATAATCAGCTTTAATAAAATTATCATCCTCCGTAAAAGTTTTATACCTACCATCTACTTTTCCGGATATAAATCTATAATTAGAAGATTTGTTATATAATTTAATAAATTGTGATGGTGTGAATACAATTTGATTACTTAAGAAGACTAATATATCATATTTAATTGCTTTTTGATATGGTAGTTGTCTAGGACCAGATAATACATTACCACCTAAACACATTTGCTTCGCATAAAACGCATTACAACTAGCATGTTGAGAAATATGATAACGTACACCAGTTTTATTTAAATATGTAGTTAGTGTTATCCAAGATTTTAAAAATTCAGCACTATAATTACTATCAAAAAGATTGAATACAATAGTCATTCCTGCTAAATTATTTACAGAAATAATTTAAGAAACAACTAATTCTTTTTGAACTTGCTATCTTTATCGATAGCAAAATTAGCTCTACTGAACTCTAAACGGTCTACGAACTTAACAGCGTTACCTGTTGTATCAATAGCAACATAACCTTCTGGATCTGTTACTACTAAATCACCATTAGCAGTAAACAAATAATTCTTCATACTAACTTCACGCATCATATTATTATACTTTTGTATAAAAATATCTTTACACTGTTTTATTGCTTTTTGAAATTCAAACACACTGTAAATATCTTCAGAAGCATCTTGTATTAAAGATATTAACTGTTCTTTATTTTGAGCGGCTTTGGCTTTACCTGCATCGCTTTTAAGCTTCGCTATTTGTTTATCTATTCTACCTATGAACCATTGTACAAATCGCTCAAAAGAAGCTGCAGTGTCACTCAAAAATTCTCCAATTCTTATTTCAGTATTAATATATGTGTTTAAATTAGATAATAACTTTTCAGTCATTTTATTAAAATCTATCCTTAATACCTGCTGTCTGGCAATACCTATTAAAAACTTTACATTTTTAGTTTCTTCGGCTGTTAGAGTAATATACCCTGCGTCGCTTTCAAAATAAGCATCCTTAACATACACTGCGGGTCCAGGATTTAAGTTCGTAACATCAACTCCAAATTTTTTAGTCGAAAATCTAACATATCCTTCTTGATCTACCATAACATCATATTCTGTATGAAATACAATACCGATTTGTGAATTTAATATTTTTTGACCTTCTTCACTAGCAGTAGGTACAGCATACACTATAGTATTAGGTTTAAATAGTACATGTTGTACTCCATCAACATCATTAACTTCTTTTATTTCGTCATCAAATAAAAAATCACCTTGATATGCAGAATCGAACCTTAGATTCTTAAAATGTATAAATGTTTGAACTAGTTTATCAACTAATCCAGGCGCTTCAGCATGATTTTTCTTAATGTCATTAGTTGAATAATTAATTTTAGGTATTTTATTAAAAACAGATTTACTACCAACAAAAAACTTACCATTAGGATCTGCTCCTAGTATTACTGCTGGAGCACCATCATACTTTACAGTTGCGTTAACAGTACGTGGTGTCTTACTATCTAATATTTCTGTAAGTGCTTCAAGATAATTAATAGCTCTTACAGCACCATCCTTTTGATCAGTGAGAATGAGCTCCTCTAAATGAGTCAAATGTTTATTCGGACCAGCAGCTTCAAACAGCGGAAAATATTTTTTATAAGTTAGCATTTCCTTGTCTGTATATATTAACTCTGATTCCAGTATTGGTGTTTAACCAGGTATCACAAAACCCTTCATCAATTAAATACTTTACAATTTTATTTGGAATTCTATCTCCTTCGATCACATCATCGTCATCAAAGATAGTAATAACATACGGCATAATCTTTACTCTATACCCCATCGTCACTGTATCATATAATCCTAATACCATTAGTTTTTTGTACCTAATCTAAATCTAGTTGCGTCACCATCTAACATAAAATTATAAAAATTTTGATCTACCATCAATCCAATAGTTCTTTTCAATCCCATTTTTTTTGGATAAGCATATCTAGTTTCATATAAAGCTATACTTCCCTCTTTATCTGATCTTTTATACCTATTTGTTCCATAGTTTATAGACATAATACAATCATCTTTATGACCTACAATATAATCATATAAAACCAATCCACCTATAACTCGAGTTAGTTTTGAATTCTGTTTCTCTAATATTGCTTTGGTTGGATTCTCTAAGGTGTACTGTTGTATTAACTCTTTAATAAGATCAAAATTATTTGTTTTAGCTTGATTAACATCATAAGAAAGTAACAGAGCATCTATTTCAACCCAAGTGTTAGGCTGTATCTCTTGAAATTTTTCGACGTCTTGTATTACTAAATCTCGAATCATCCTTCCATGATTTTTTCGGCCAGCTTCGCGACTCGAAGCGCCTATTATTTTACCAGCAGTACCAACCTCTAGCACTATCTTACCAGCTAGCATCGTACCTCCTGGTTGGCCTTCAACTACATCAATATCTCCTTTGTCCGATCCTTTTTTCGCGTTACCTACTATACCTAATAAAAATTCACCATCACCAACACTAGTTCCTGCTATCTTATGACTAATTGTAAACACTTCTTCAAACCATTCCTCAGCATTACTTTCAACAAATTCTTTAATCCTGGGTAAATATAGCTCTAACATATTCCAATCACCATAAGTAGGTCCAATATCAGATTGAATATTATAATTGTCAAATCTATTATTAACATGATCCGCAAAACTTGTCCAATTAATTCTATATTTTGCATCAGCCATTACTGCTCTAAAAGATCGTAAATAATCATTAGTTTCCTGCCTACCGGTCTTCGTAATAAAGTTTGAATCCTCTACTATCTTTTCAATTAATTCATTACCGCCTTGATGAAGATTATCTATATATCTCTCTATATCTCGTTTACCGTCATCTGTTACCTGTCCGAGCGGCTCTGCTCGCTTTCGAGGTTCTTTAGCAAAAATATCAATCTTACCAGGTTCGTCGTCTTCAAAAAAATGTTTAAATGGTTTCATATTCCTGCTGGATATCTTTGTGGTTTAGGATCATGTGATGGATCAGTTGTAAATAACGCATGTACTAAACTTAAAAGCCATTCATCTACTCCTTTCTTATCTTTTTTCTTTTTCTTCTCTGCAATTTTTTCTTCACCAAACATAAGATCATATGATTGAATAATCAAGCCATTTAATTCAGCTATTGTCTCGTCGTTACGTAAAGTTTTAAAAGCTAAATTCTCTACAGAATATTCACCCTTACTAGCAAGCCCTTCTTGACGCATCCTCATTAACTTATCTTTTAATTTTTTAGCGCGTTTGTTAATTAATGCAAGGTCGTCTTTATCATCCACCTCATTTAAAGCTTCCTTCATCAATTCTACCTCTGTACGAAACTGTTCAGCCTTCTTTTCAACATCATGTTGATCTATTTCCGGAGGGTCATGGACAGGCTTTTTAATCCATCTATTATCTTGTATACTAAATAGACCGGAAGCCACATGAGGTTCATGAATATCTTGAAAATATAATTCCACCTCATGATTATTAAATTCGATATTGTGTCTTAAGTTCCATATAAATCTCTTACCGTCTAATGCTCTCTTTACTATAGTCTCATCTTTATTTATACTAGCAAAATCTAATAATATATGTACATCAAGATCTGAATGATCAGAATAATTAAAATTAGCTAATGAGCCAGTTAACTGTATATCTTCTATCATTTCAGAAGTGATATGCTTATCATCCTTTATAAACTCATCTACGATTTCAATTATAGAATTTAATATCTCCTCATTAAAACTATCATCTTTCCAAAATTTAGGATGAAGAGTATCATTATAATATCTTTTTTCAAAAAACTGTTTAAATGATTTAAGTTCATTCTTTTCACGAGCTGTTACACCTACAAATCCTGTACTACCGGTGCGCGGAGGAGGCTGGAGTGTTGGGTGTTGACCTTTTGTTCCTCTAGCTAATGTCCACAGTTCTTCACGTTCACCAGGATCAGCCCACCAGAACACGTCAGCTAATACTGCTTTCCAGCGATGACCATGAATAATCGAATTGCCATATTTCTTGACTAGCCCTACAATAGCACCGTCACTCTCTCTCTTATACGTACGATGTGATGTAGATCTTGTTTTTTGAGGAATGAATCCTAACCATCTAGTGATAATATATTTAATATCCTCGGTATACTCAGCATTAGGATGCGAACGTCTTTTAGATACGCCTTCATTATTTTGAACCTTTTTGACACTCCTGTCGAGCTTTGCTGGCATTTAATTATTTATACAGGCATAGAATGAAATACACGATGGTATTGTTCTTCTTTATCACATTCCCCATAAAAATAATTATCTAACTGCTCTAATAATCTAACCTTAGCTACCTGTAAATCGACTTCATACCATTCATTCTTGATTTGTTTAGCAAAATGAGCCATTTGCTTCTTTATATTCTGCTCAGCTTGAAGATATGCTGGATGTTTTATAGAATATATAACTTCATAGTCTCTAAAGGGAGAACTCGTTTGATATGTTTGTAAACGAGTGTTCAAATTACGAGTTGTACCTACTTTCAACCAACCGGGCCAGGATTTATTAGTAATAATATATAAATATCCTGGCAACAGCACGGGCACATAATTATTTATGTATCCAGAGATGTTTTGCTATGCTGGTGGGGCATCTTTTCCCCAAGTCTTAGTCTCTTCATTAAAATGACGCGTAACATCACCTGTTACAGGATCTGTCGCTAGAGCGGTCTTGACTTCTTTCTTATGAGAAGCTTTATTAACAAATGACCAACCGGTACCAACAATACTAGAAGTACTGCCTAATATCATAGTGAAACTATCAGTCGTGAGTGATCCTTTTGCGATTAACACACCACCGGCGATTGTAGCAACGTGCCGTAACAAGCCTCCGATTTCTTTTTTGTAATTACCGACAAATGTAACAATCTTTTTCATATATAGTTATTTATACAAAAAACAACTAAATACTTACATGGAGGCAACGGGAAATGGGGCTGAACAATTCGAAATAGTTGCTAGGAACTTATTAGGAGACTATGGCTGGATGTTTATTGCAGGTTTATCCCTATTAATGTTTCAATCAAGTCTTAAGAAATTAGCTGCTGGTTTATTTGTATTTTGGGGTAATGATTACAAAACTGATGACACAGTGTACGTAGACGGAAAGCCTGGGCGAATTATACGTGTTGGAATGACTAAAACAGTCTTCTTTATCTATGATGTTGTCGACGGACAAGTAATCGGTGGTAGTAAACTAGTTGTACAGAATGAATATTTAGGTAAACTAAAGATAGAAAAGCCTTTATGTCAGTTAGACTTAACTAGATATAATGGTAAGAAAAAGCACTAAGTTACTATTTTAATACAGGGCCACAACTGCGTCTGGTTCTGGTTCCATTTCAGTTATCTTAACTTCTTGTAAATTAGGTACTTCGCATGCTCCACCACCACATGCAACTGTATCTTGCACCTCTGTTGTGTCTTCTTTCTCTTTTAAAGCTTTATAATTCACAGATGTATACTTATCAACAATAGTATTCCACCGAACTTCGTCTTTTTCATCGACTATTGACTCTAACGGTGCTTGTTCATACAATTTATCACCAATTTTAGGTAATAATGCCACTGCGCCAAAGTATTTCTTATTATCATACAAGAATTTAAACACTCTATCCCATTCATCATCCTTTACTACCACAGTACAACTAACATTATGCTCAATATTATTGATATTTGCTTCAGTTGTACCTGGAATCACCCAATTTTGCTGAGTAGTCTTAATCCACTTTAAATGCTGTAGAGCTGTAAGGTCATCCTTTACCATCGCATGCTTAGAAACCTGTACAGGAAATGTAACTACGTCATCTGTCTTATTTGCCGACCATACACTCTCCTCACACATATGGTTATTGCTTTTCTTAAAGTGCCTATACACGGGGTCCAACTTATTACATTGAATACGTCGAAAATACCTTTTACTATGATGAGGATGTATTCCAGACGCACTACCAAGCACTAATGATGATGTACCTTCAGGTTTAATGCAAGTAATCCTAGCAGCTTGATTAACATTTAACTTTTTAGCCCAAGACTTATTGACTTTAACAGCGTAAGTAGCACCTTCTCTCTGATAATCTGGATTTAAAAGAATCTTAGGGTTATCCATTATGCCAGTAATAGATACACCCAATAATGCCTCTCCTTCTGTTAATTGCTTAGACGCAGGTCTCAAGTAATCAAACTCAGAGTATGCTGCTTGTAAAGTACCAACAATTGTTGACGCCTTTACTGCATCTAAAAATTTAGACTTAGTATCAATCTTAGCTCCATTAATGGAGGTTAGATTACAGAATTGAACACCACAAACACCATCTTTGGTAACAGGTATAAAGCCTATTTCAAAACAAGGGTTATATAATTGCCATGGATGATTACCAAACACAAATCCAGGTTCACCAAACTGTCTTGTCTTATTAAGAATGCTTGTAAACTCTTCAAACGTAGTTTCATCTCTTAAAAGTAATACACTATTATTACTTCTAGCACGTTGAGGTTCAATATGAA